TGGTCAGACTAATTGATGCGGATGCGCTCAATTATGTTAGGGTGCGAATAGCGCACGATGACGGAACGATAGGCGGTTATAACGCAGTAGTACCATCATCGGAAATTAAAAACGCGCCTACCGTGGACGCAGTGCCTGTGATACGTTGCAAAGACTGCAAATATTACGAAGATGACATAGGCGACTGCATTGGCTTTGGGGACACTTATGTTGCAGAAGAAGAGTATTGCAGTAGGGCAAGGAGGAAAGAAGAATGACAGCAATTAATTACAGTCAGTATTGTGCATACAGATTGCCGTGCGGAATCTGTACACGAACTAACAGTTATTGTCCTATTTTCAATGGAACGGTTGGCATTACATGGACAACAGAAAGCACAAGCACTGGCGTAACTGTAAACTCTGTTGCAGAAAGGAAAGACAATGACAACACTTGAAGAAAAGGTAATGGCAATAACTGAAAACAGTGATTTCAATGACCTGCCGTTTGAGGAAAGAAAACGTCTATGCAAGTACCTGTCACAAACGCAGATTCTAACGCTGTGGCAGGTTCTGAATAAATATGATGACTTGGTAACTCCTGCATGGAAAAAGAAAGTTAGAGCGTGGTTGAAATCATGTGTGGAATGCTACCAAAAAGAATATGAGGTGAGTGAATAATGAGCGACTTCACAAGAAGGAACGAAGCAAATGAACTGAGGGAACAGTTGAAAGAGCGCATTGAATACATTGCTGTGCTTGAAGCGGAATGCAAGGACTTGAAAGAAAAACTGCATGAAACAGAATTGGCTGTGGAGCACAACAGGAAACTGGCTGATGAAGAACAGTTGAAGCGAGAACTCAGATATCGTGACGGAGTTATTTATGGTCTGAAGTATGCGCTGAGATGCAACGGTGTAAGCGGTGGTGAGGTGCAATGAGACTGATTGATGCGGATACGATGATAACCGACCTGCTGACAGTAGACCCACGATACGAAACTGCGATTGATTGGTGTTATCGAATATTGGAAGCACAGCCGACCGTAGATGCTGTGCCTGTCATCAGATGCAAGGATTGTTTGTATCTCAGTCGCTTGGAAGATTCGGGATATTATTCATGCTGTCGGACAGAAGATGATGAGATTGAATTGACGGACTACTGTAGCAAGGCGAGGAGAAGAGAACATGATGGATGAGATCGTGATCGGCAGAGAGTACATTGTGAAGGTAACTGATGACGGTGAATGCATCACTGTCGGTGAACTGGTAAGGTGCAAGGACTGCTGTTTCTCAAGACCGCATCCGAGACATCCGGGAGTGTTTTGCATATGTGGATTCACGGAAGAGGACAAAGCAACGGAAGACTACTGCGAGAGCGGAGAGCGGAGGAAGTATACTCCGAGGAGGTGGTGAATGGCTCTGGATGAGCTGATCAGGTCGGAGAGAGCGAGGCATGCTGATGCGATGCTGTTCTCCTTCCGGAGTAATACCGAGGCACTGCTCCAGACATGGGAGAGGCTTGTGGAGATCGAGAGCAAACTGTCCGGACAGGTCTCTTCTCCTCAGATCAAGTCCTCGATGGCTGCATCCTACAAGGAGAGTCCGAAGGTATACCATTCCGAAGTGACCGCTCTGATGATGAGGAGAGATGAACTGGTCAGGAAGTACATCGAGCTGGAAGAGAAGGTCCAGAAGGTGACAGTTTTCCTTCAGACACTCTCTCCGGAGGAAGCAGAGTTGGTTTCTCTGGTCTACGAATATCGGTATACGGTCAAGGGTAGTGCTGATATCATGGACATCTCCAGACGGAAAGCGCACTACATGCTTTCGGAAATCCGATACAAATACAGATAATTTTGCGCACATTCCATTGCCAAAACGTGGTATATAATGCGCATGTGATGATTAAAAAGGCAGTGCCTGCCGGACAGGGCATTGCCTTTTTGATTTGATCCGAGACCGCACCTCCTATTAGACATCATAGCAAGACGCAGAGCGGTCTCGAGTCGGCATATCCTCCTTTCTGTCAACGATGTGCGCTTCATTCATTCGAATCTGCGTCTTGCAAAGGAGTAACGATGGCATCCAGATCAAAGGGATACAGACCAGACCGGGATGGGTCTTTTAAGACCCCATACCAGAAACAGAGGGCGAGGATCTTGAATACCGAGACCGTCTGTGCGATCTGTGGGATGCCTGTTGATAAATCACTGAAGTTTCCTCATCCAATGAGCGCAACGATCGACCACATCATTCCGGTTTCTTTAGGCGGACATCCGTCCGACCCGGAGAATCTTCAGCTCGCTCACTTGAAGTGTAATCAGGTCAAGTCAAGTCGGCTAACGATCGAGAACAACAAGGATTTGATCGAAGAAAATCGTCAGATCGGCAATAGAGTGCTTCCGCAGAGCATGAACTGGCGAAAATATGGGCTATGATACCCGGTCAATGGGTCGCTTCCAAAGCTCACCGTCCACTAGGAAAAAATCTCGCAGAAAGGAGAGAGCGTCATATGTACGAATATCGTGGTGTCGAGTATCTGCGACACAAACTGCATGAAAAGGAGCATCGTGTTCGCCTTCGTTATCGGTATTACGAAATGAAGGAGCAGACCAGAGACAGAGGTCTTCTCATACCGCCATGGATGAAAGGCATGTATAGATCGACTGTCGGCTGGAACACAAAGGCGGTCGACTATCTGGCGGATCGTCTCCTCTTCGAAGGCTTCGATGAGAATGTCTTCAACACAAGCGCTATCTTCGCCATGAACAATCGAAGCATATTCTTCGACTCAGCCATCCGGGAGGCTCTGATTGCCTCATGCTCCTTCGTCCATATCACACACGGTGAGGATGGCGAGAGGATTCCAAGGCTATCGGTGCTGACCGCAAAAGATGCGACCGGAGTGATGGATGAATTCACCGGAATGCTCCGGGAAGGATATGCGATCCTCGACCGTGACAAGGATGGATATCCGATCACAGAGGCATACTTCACTCCGGACGGTACGCAGTACTTCGAGGACGGTAAACCGACATACATCGAAGAGAATCCGACAGGGTATCCTCTTCTGATCCCTGTGGTATACAGACCTTCTTCAGAGCGTCCTTTCGGACATTCACGGATCACCAGAGTCGGCATGTATCTTCAGCAGTTCGCTCAGAACACCATGGAGAGAGCAGAGGTCTCTGCTGAATTCTATTCATTCCCACAGAAGTACGTTACCGGACTCGATCCGGAAGCAGAACCATTAGACACATGGAGAGCGTCCATGTCCGCCATGCTCAGATTTGACAAGGACGAAGATGGTGATCATCCGGTCCTCGGTCAATTCCAACAGCAGTCGATGTCACCGTACAACGAACAGCTCAAGATGGCTGCATCGATGTTCGCAGGCGATTCCGGTCTCACGCTGGACGATCTCGGCTTCTTGTCCGAGAATCCTTCGAGTGCGGAATCGATCAAGGCATCACATGAGAGTCTGAGACTGATCGTCCGGAAAGCACAGCAGAATTTCACGAATGCCTTCCGAAACATCGGATTCGTTTCTGCGAATCTCCGTGACAATGAGAGGTATCTGAGGAGTCTGATCGAGGAGATGAGACCGATCTGGATGCCTGCGTTTGAACCGGATGCATCTGCTCTGTCTGTCATCGGTGATGGAGCAATCAAGATCAATCAGGCGATTCCGGGATATTTCAACAAGGACAATCTGAGAGAGCTGACTGGTCTCGAACCATCCGAAGACACCGATCTGGTAGGCATTGAGGAGGGTGATGAGGAGTTGGTGACGAATGAGTGAATTCGCCCAGGATCTCCTTGACCATGTCGGAAAGGACTTCCAAAAGAAATTGCAGAAGGACCGGAAACTAAAGACACTTGCAAAGCGCATCAGAGACGGAACGGTCTCCTACGATGGAGCAAATGAGTACGCTGTGAGAGTCGGAGAAATGCTCTCTGAGGCTCTTCTCGGCAACACTGAGACATTGTCCTTTATGTCTGAAGAAGTGGCGAGAGAGGTCCTCTATCCGCTCCTCACAGCGGATCACGATCTTCTTGCGACTGTGGTGGAACAGGTCCAGAACAATATGAATGCCGAGGATGGTCTCGGCATTTCTGCTTTACTGCCGGATCTCGACACCAACAGAATCGATGGATTGATCGAGAAGGTATCATCCTACGCTCTGTTTGATGATGCCAGATGGCTTTTTGGTGAACCGATCGTGAATTATTCGCAGTCGGTGGTTGATCAGGGGATGCGGAAGAATGCCGAAGCATCTGCGAGGCTCGGCATGAAGACCGTCATTCGGAGAAAGACCGCTCCGACCGAATACTCCAGAGGAAAGAAGATCGTCCGGAGCAAGAATGGAAAGACATACGAATACCCATATTCACGATACGGAGACATGTACCTGTTTCCTTGCGAGTATTGCCTCAAATTGGCTGATACCTATGACTATAGCAAGATTGCATCCGGTGATCGGACGATTTACCGCAGGCATCAACACTGCCGATGTATTCTGACTTTCGAACGAGGAAAGCAGAGACAGAATGTCTGGTGGAAGCAGACATGGACCGATGGCGATGCCAAAGGACAGGCGGAGGCATACCGACAGGCAGAAGCATCCAGAGAAGCAAGGGATGCGATCCGGGATGCAGAGGCGAGAAAAGCAAGAGAAGAGCGGAATAAGACCGAAGAGCAGAGAGAGGCAGAGAGAAGACAGCGAACACAGGACCAGATGGAACTGATGCGAAAGCTTCGGATCGATGCCAACACAGCCTATAAACTGCTGGACAGATATGCCGATCAGGTCAAGGCGAACGGACTCGATTGGCTGATCCAACAGCAAAGACACAGATAAGTGAGGCGGAGTCATGACGGACAGGATTGGAAGTCAGACTCCTTCTCAAAGCATTGTTCTTTCCTACGATCAGAGCAAAGGTGACGAGGCTGTCGGCTTGTATGAGGAGTCCAAGAGGACCGCATACGATTGGCAGAAGTTACTGATCGAGAACATCATGGCTCAGAACGAGGACGGTCTTTGGATTCACCAGAGATACGGTTACGAAGTCCCTCGGCAGAACGGCAAAGGCGAGATCCTCGCCATCCGGGAAGTGTGGGGATTGGTCAACGGTGAGAAGATCCTCCATACCGCACACAAGACATCTACATCATCCAGTGCATTCCAGAGACTTCTGAAGATTCTGACAGATGCCGGGTATGTCGAATTGGGCAGAAAGAGAAAGGACCAGATCATTCCTCCGAAGTCCTTCAAGGCTACGAAGCAGTACGGACTTGAGCAGATATTCATGACAAACGGAGGATACATCACCTTCAGAACCAGAACGGAGACAGGCGGTCTCGGTGAGTCCTTTGACCTTCTGATCATTGACGAGGCTCAGGAATACACCGGATCTCAGGAGTCGGCACTAAAGTACACCATCGCTGCATCACCAAATCCGCAGACGATCTTCTGTGGCACTCCTCCGACACTGGTGTCTAAGGGCGATGTGTTCAAGGATCTCCGGAGCAGAGTCCTTTCCGGTAACTCTGAGGAGACCGGATGGAGTGAATGGTCGATATATGAGAAACCGTCCGATGTGATGGATGTCGATCTCTGGTATCTGACCAATCCGTCTCTCGGTTTGAGGCTGAGAGAGAGGACGATCCGAACAGAGAAGTCTGCCGATGTGCTGGACTTTCTAATACAGAGGCTCGGATACTGGCATTCGTATGAGCTGAAATCTGAGATATCTGAGGCGGAATGGATGAGTCTGAAGTGTGACAAGCTTCCGGAATTCAAAGGCAAGTTATTTCTGGGCATCAAATTCGGTTCGAACGGTGAGAATGTGACGATGTCCGTGGCGGTCAAATGTGCGTCCGGAAAGACCTTTCTGGAGACGATCGACTGCCAGAGTCAGAGCAAAGGATTCGACTGGATGATCCGGTTCATCAAAGAGGCAAAGGTGTCAGCCATTGCCATCGATGGGCAGGGCAAGTCCGGTCTGCTCGCTGACATGATCAGGGAGAATCTGCCGAAGTCATCGAAGATCAATATCGTAGTGCCTACAGCATCGGAGGCGGTCACAGCATACTCCGGTTTTCGGCAGGCAATTGATGATGAGACGATCGTACACTCCGGACAGCCATCTGTTACGCAGGCAGTGTCAAACTGCAAGAAGAGGATGATCGGACACAATGGTGCTTTCGGATTCCAGACGATCAGAGAAGGCATCGATGTGTCGATTGTCGAGTCTCTCGCATTTGCTCACTGGATATGTTCGATTACAAAGGAAAGACGCAAGCAACGAATCGGTTATTAGACTGGTGATCTCGCCAGTCTTTTAATATCTACGCTGACCAAGCGGTAAACATGGGAAGGAGAAATATGGCAGAATTTAAGACTATTACCACACAGGAAGAATTCGATTCAGCAATCAAAGACAGGCTCGACAGAGCGGACAAGAAGGTCCGTGAGGAATTCAGAGGATGGATGTCTCCGGATGAGGTCAAAGGACTGAGAGAGTCCTTCCAGAAGGATCTGAAGGATCTAACTGAGGCACACTCCAAAGAAATGGAGAAATATGCCGGATATGATGACAAATTCAAAGCACAGGAGGCAGAGATCAGGTCTCTGAAAATCGGTGCGATGAAGGTCAGAATTGCTAACGAAAAAAAGTTACCTATGGAAGCGGTCGATTTTCTGCAGGGAGATTCAGAGGAATCGATTTCTGAATCTGCTGACAGACTTTCTCGGCTGACTGGCCCGAACGGTTTCAGCGGTTTCACACGGAACACAGAACCAGATAAGGCGGTCGACCAGAAAGAGAGAGAACTGCGTGAATTAGCACGAAAATTCGGAAGGAACGAATAGAAAAGGAGAACACAATGGCAAGCATTCTTTCAAAGGGAGAATTATTCCCGGTAACACTTTCTAATGAAGTATTCAATCTGGTAAGAGGCAAGTCTGCACTGGCTCGTCTGTCTGAAGCAGAGCCAATCTCTTTCGCTGGAAATGAGTATTTCACATTTACGCTCGACAGCGAGGTCGATGTTGTCGCTGAGAATGGTGCGAAGAGCAATGGCGGAGGAGCTATCACTCCGGTGACTGTTGTTCCGGTCAAGATCGAGTATGGCATGAGAGTCTCTGATGAATTCAAGTATGCGTCCGAAGAAAGACGCATCGAATATATCCGCCAGTTTGCTGATGGCTTCGCTCGGAAGGCTGCAAGAGGTCTCGACATCATGGCATTCCACGGTCTCAATCCTCGCACCGGGACGGCTTCCGCAGTCATCGGAACAAATAATTTCGACTCAGTAGTCACACAGACCGCACAGGGTACTGCTGGAACTGCTCTGATCGAGGCAGGCATCAATGCAGTCATGGCGAATGAGCATGAAGTCACAGGTCTGGCAATGAGCAATGCTCTGCGTCTTGCTCTGGCTCAGGAAAAGAAAGGCACTGCCTCCAACGAGTCTCTGTATCCGGAACTGGCATGGGGATCTGCTCCGAGTGCGATCAACGGTCTGCCTGTTGATGTCAATCCGACAGTCGGCTTCCAGACAGCAACAGCTCTCGGATATGTTGGTAACTTCAGAGATTACTTCAAGTGGGGATTCGCAAAGGACATCGCCATGGAAGTTATCGAGTATGGTAATCCGGATAACAATGCCACACTGGGCGATCTGAAGGGACACAATCAGATCTATCTCCGTGGTGAGGCTTATCTCGGTTGGGCGATCCTCGATAAGACAGCATTTGCTCGCATGATCACGCAGTAATGCCTTCATATCGGAATAAGAACACAGGGATGGTCTTGACTGTTCCCTGTGTTCTCTCCGGTGAGGTCTGGGAAGAGGTCAAGGATGCGAGCAAACCGGAAGAGACCAAACCGGAAGAGACCAAACCGGAGAATGCTGTAAATAAGCCGAAATCAGCGAAAAAGAAGTGAGGTGATACTATGTCCGAAACCAGAGCAAACTATGCGACAGTGGACGATGTAGAGGCTCTCTGGAGGACTCTGACACCGAGCGAGGAGACACAGGTCGAGGCTCTGCTTCCGATCGTCTCTGACGAATTGCGATACCGGGCAATGCTTGTCCGGAGGGATCTGGATCAGATGATCAAAGCGATGCCTGCGATGGCGAATGTCGCCAAGGAAGTCACCGTTTCAGTTATCTCCAGGATCTTGCGACAGGATAAAAACGGAGAGGCGATGACGCAGTACTCACAGACTGCTTTAGGGTACTCAGTGAGTGGAACGTATGCCATTCCGGGAGGCGGTATCGGTAATGCGATCATGAACAACGATCTGAAGAGACTCGGACTTCTGCGTCCAAGAATTGGAGTGATTGACTTCTATGATCCACGGAATGACGGTCACACTTTGGACTAAGACTCAGACCGGAGTCGATGAATTCAACGCTCCGGTATATGAGTGGACATCCGAGAATGTCGATGATGTTCTAGTCGGCATGCCTTCACCGGAAGAGCAGATATCAGAGTTGAATCTGACCGGACGGTCCATTGCCTACACGCTCGGCATTCCGAAGGGCGATACGCATGACTGGGAGGACCAGATTGTCGAATTCTTCGGTCAAAAGTATCGGACTATCGGAATACCGGAGAGAGGCATCGAGGCGAATGTGCCGACCAGATGGCATCTGAAAGTCAAATGTGAGAGATATGTATGAAGCGAGTGAAATTCAAGTTAAATCTGAAAGGACTCAACGAGATCATGAAGTCCGAGGAGATGCAGGCGGTCCTTGCCGAGGCAGGGAAACAGGTGGCTGCATCTGCAGGGAATGGATATGAGTCGGATGTCCACACTGCGTCATTCGTGTCGATCGCAAATGTGTATCCAAACACATTCATGTCGGCAAAGCGTAACTGGAGAGAGAACACACTTCTGAAGGCAATCGGTTCTGTCGGTTTATCCATGCAGAAGGGAGGAAGATAGTCATGACTATTGAGACATTCGTGATCAATTACTTGCATGACACTCTCAGCATCCCTGTGTATGGTCAGATACCGAAGAATCCGAATCCTTCAGATGATCCGGAGGATTTCATTGTGGTCCAGTTGACTGGTTCGACTATGACGGACCACATCTGGGAGAGTACTCTCGCAATACAGTCATACTCTGACACTCTTACCAAGGCATCCAAGCTAAACTCCAGAGCGGTAAGAGCAATGCTCGATATCATTACACAGATCAAGATATGCCGATCCTCTCTCAATTCGGCATATGAGTACACAGACGAAAGCACAAAGCAGCCTAGATATCAGGCTGTTTTTGTACTGAATCACTATTACATGGAAGGAGAATAGACATGGCTTCTGTTAGTAACGTTTCGGCTGGAAAGCCGAAAATCGGAGGAGCGATCTCTGTAGCACCGAAAGACACTGCAGTGCCGACCGATGCGACCACAGCACTCGGCAATGACTTCGTCAATCTCGGATATGTGTCCGAGGATGGTCTGACGAGGGGAATCACCAGAGACTCCGATGTCATAAAAGCATGGGGAGGAGATCCGGTCCTCACGATCCAGACAGACTTTGCGGAAACATTCCAGATGACTCTGATCGAGATTCTGGATGTCAATGTGAAGAAGGTGCTGTTTGGTGATGCGAATGTCACCGGGACGCTTGCGACAGGCATCACCGCAAAGGTCAACTCGGCAGAGTTACCTGAGAAGGTTTATGTGATCGACATGATCCAGAATGGTGCAGTGTCTCGTATCGCTGTGCCTCACGGAAAGGTGACGGAGATCGGTGATATCGTCTATGCTGACGGTGAACCGATCGGATATGAGATCACAGTCACGGCTCTGCCGGATGCTACTGGCTATACAACATACGAGTATACAGTAGCTGCTTAAGCATGATGGAGGAATGATATGGCGAAGGTGACAGTAAAGGGATTCGAGTGCGAAGTAAAGGATGACGCTCTCGATGATATGAGGCTTATCGATCTGATGGCGGATGCGATGGATAATCCGATATACTTTCCAAAACTGATCGGCAAATTGCTCGGTCAGGAGCAGAAAGAGGCTCTCTATAAGCATCTCGAAAGTGAGAGCGGAAGAGTGCCAGTGAAGGATGTCATGGAAGTGGTCCAGACGATCTTCGAAGCACTCGGAGACACCGGAAAAAACTGATTACCCTTGCCGACATGATAAGGACCGACAGAGATGCGCTGGTGTGCGATCTGGCGGAGACTTATCACATCCTCGATGATTTAGGACTGTTGCCTGCTCGAAAGGTGGCAGTCCTTTCTGTCGGTTTAAGGGACGATTCTAGAATCAAGATGAAGATGAGCGGTATATCTGTACCGCATGACATAATCCTTCTGGCTCAGATTGTCGATCGGCTCAATCTGATCATCTGGTCGAAGACCAAAGACGGAAGGAAAGGCAGAAACCGACCGGAGAGCATTGCCGAGGCTCTGCTCCATCCGGAGAAGGTGACCGCCAAGAAGATGAATGTGACTGCCTTTGCTTCGCCAGAGGACTTCTGGAAAGCAAGGCAGAGAATTATAGACACAGCAAAGGAGAGTGATGACTGATGGCGGACATCGGAAAGGCATATATACAGATCATACCGGAAGCGGAAGGAATATCTGGAAAGATTCGGACGATGCTCGGAGATGAAACCAAAAAAGCAGGCACTGATGGAGGAGCAAATCTAGCAAGCGGAATCAAGTCAGCATTGATGAAGCTCGGCATCGGAGCGATCATCTCAAAAGGGATCAAAGACTCGCTGGAAGCAGGCGGAGCTCTCCAACAGAGCTTCGGAGGACTCGAAACTCTGTACGGTGAAGAGGCTTCCGCAAAAATGAAAGAGTTTGCCATGCAAGCATCCGAGTATGGTGTATCAGCAAATGACTATGCCGAGCAGGCAGTGTCCTTCGGTGCTTCGCTGAAGTCTGCATTCGGCGGTGATACCACGAAGGCAATGGAGTCCGCCAATATGGCGATTCAGGACATGGCTGACAACAGTGCAAAGATGGGCACTGACATCACAGCAATTCAGACCGCATACCAAGGCTTCGCAAAGGGGCAGTATCAGCTCCTTGATAATCTGAAGCTCGGATACGGAGGGACTAAGACCGAGATGGAGAGACTTCTCAAGGATGCCTCCAAATTGAGCGGTCAGAAGTATGACATCAGCAATCTGGGAGATATATATGAGGCAATCCATGTTATCCAAGACGATCTTGGTCTGACTGGTGTCGCTGCATATGAGGCATCAAAGACCTTCTCCGGATCGTTTAATGCCATGATGGCATCGGTCCAGAATCTGATGGCATCGCTCTCACTCGGCACTGGAGTCGAGTCAGCTCTCCAGAGTCTGATCACATCGGCATCCGCTTTCCTCTTCAACAATCTGATCCCGATGCTGTGGAACATTCTGACATCGTCACCGGGAGCATTGGCATCAGCAATCCCTGCAGTCTGGGAACAGATAAAGGCACAGTTGATCGGACTGATGGGAGGTCAGTCGGCTGGTGAATTTATCCAGTCGGGATTTGATCTCTTCATGAATTGGCTGACAGGCTTCATCAACGGATTGCCTCAGATGATGCTGACCGCATCGGAGATCGTCAACAACATGGTCGGAGCATTCATGTCGAGTTATCCGAATGTAGTCCAGTCAGGATTCGACATGCTGACGCAGTTTATTGCAGGCATCGCTTCGAATCTGCCGAACATCATCAGCACCGGAGCAAAGGTGATCTTGCAGTTTATTGCAACGGTCGGAGCGCATCTGCCTCAGATCCTCCAGAAAGGTGTCGAGATCATCGGACAATTGGTCGCAGGCATCATCCGGTCGATTCCGAATATACTGAAGGCGATTCCGCAGATATTCAATGCGATGAAGCAGTCCTTCATGAGCCATGACTGGTCAAAGATCGGCTCTGACATTCTGGCAGGCATCGGCAATGGTATCAAGAATGCTGTGAATGGTCTTATCGGAGCAGTGGCAGATGCAGGCAGTCAATTGGTCGATGGAGTAAAGGGATTCTTCAAGATCGGTTCTCCTTCCAAACTGATGGCTGAGGAAGTCGGTCGCTGGATACCTGCAGGTATCGCCGAAGGCATCACCGGGAATCTGGGAGTGCTTCAGTCAGCAATGTCCGAAATGGATGCAATGTCGGCAGGCTCTGTGATCGCTTCTGGAGGCAATTACCGTCCGGGTGAGATGTACTCCAGCACTGATGATCTTTCGTCTCTGATCGCCTCTGGTGGCTCTCAAAGCGTGAATGTGACCGTGGTCCTCCAAGGAGATGCGGAGAAGATCTTCAAGGTGGTCCGGAAGGAGAATACCAAGTTTAAGACAAGCACCGGAAAGAGTGCTTTCAGTTACTAAGGAGGAAAAGATATGCCTCTGACATTACTATCTATCGGAAGCACCGATCTGACTCAGTACATTGATCAGCAGAACTGGGATGTGAACCGGACTCCCGTTTATGTCGACTGGACGGATGCGAACCATGTCATCCATCGGCATGTGAATCGGTATCGCATCTCTGGCAAGTTTAAGATTGGTTTTAGGGAAGTGGCTGATGTCACTTCCTTTTTGACTCTGCTGGAGAACAACAAGCAGAGCGGTGAGTACTATACCGCTCAGGTCTTCAGCAACGATGACAACACTCTGCACACTGCGGAGGTCTTCCTCGATGGTGTCGCTGAGATCAAGAGGGATCTTCAGAACGGCAGGCAGTGGCATGCTTACTCGATAGACTTGGAGGAGCGTTGACATGCTGAACATACCTGAAGCAGTGAAGACTCTCTTCCAGACCGATGGAGTGCAGAAGAATTTCCGAGTCCACTTCCCGAACTCCGAATACCGTGACCTCACCAATTCCGACATCGTTGCCGGATCGGTCAAGTTCACCGAGTCCGTATGCTCGAAGGAAGTCCTCCAGTTTGGACTCGCTGAGGCATCCAGAATCGAGTTCGAGTGTGTCGGTGTCCCCAATATCTACGGAGCAACCATAGAGTGCTTCTGTGAGGTCGATACAAGCTCGTTATCAGCGGAATATCAGACGGTCAAGGCAGATGTAGACTATCCGGTGTATGCTGTCCCTTACGGCTTATTTCGTGTACAGAGTTGTCCTCGGAATGCCGGAGCAATGACACATAGACGGGTGGAAGGATATTCAACTTCCCTTGAGAAATCGGCAGAGATGTCTTCGTTTCTGAGGGGAAAGCTGTCAGCGAGGGTGGCAAACACTCCGACATCGTTGCAAGTTGTTCCCTTGCTTGTCGCTCAGGAGACCAACGATATTACAGGGCTGACGCTGACGGAAAGCACGCTTACTGATGCCTCTACATCAATGCAAGAACTGGTGAGGTGGCACAATGACGGACACTTATATACCGCATATTGGACTCCGCTTAGCGGTTTTTTCCACAGGATGTTCACAATAAACAACAATCTCAATTCTTTGCTTCGGTTTACTTGCGATATCGATATATCACAGATTGAGCAGATTTACACTGATGCCATTGAGCTTGGTATTCCTGCCGAAGAAATGCAGAATCTGAGGGGGATTCTTGAACCATCAGTGTGGTATCCAAATGGTTTACGAGCGTTTATTCCTTTCGACGATCCTACCGACAGCGGATATATTTATCCGCATTTAGGAGATATGTGCTATCTCTCATATCCTTCTCCATCATCGACAGCAACGCTTAGAATCGACAGGGACGGTGCTCTACTGCATAGATATGAATATACTTCTTCCTATATCAGCAACGTGGTATGTAAACGGTACGACCTGACAGACACATCTCAGATGATGCGTATTCAGATTAAACAGACGAGCGGAACAGAGGACGGCAGTAGTAGATACCATTCTTTCATCAACTCGCTCGATTACGGCTCTCTGTTTGACGGATACGAAGAGTTAAGTGCGAGTTATGGACAGGCATCTAGGAGCGGATGGCTCAAGTCCGTCACTCTCTCCAAGTCCTCACCGATCACGATATCAAAGTCAGAACACTCCGATTTCTGGTTCGATGAGTATTCGATAAGCCCGATCGGCTCGATCAAGTACACCTATTACGACATCGACCTGAAACAGGAGCAGACGCAGATATACTCATTCGGTGAAGGTCTCTCTGAGTACGACATGACCGATAACTATCTGCTGAAGCATCTTGCAGTCTCTGCATCCGACCTCACCAATGATCAGACGGTCGAGGAGTATGTACAGAGTCTTTTCGATACCTACTTCATCCCTAATATCACGGATATCTCATTCATTCCTGTCGACCTTGACATGATCGGACTGCCGTATATCGAAGCAGGGGACTATCTCGAGATCACAGCGGAGGATGACACGGTCGTCGGTACTTATGTGCTGTCGAGAAGTCTCTCAGGTGAGCAGTATCTTACCGATGCAGTAGAGAGCAAAGGCGGAGAGATCATAGGCTCTTCAGTGAGGTCAGCATGACACGGATAATCACAATGAGATATGGGCAGGCAGGCACTCAGCCAGGATCTGCAAGTGAGACAGTGATCTATGGAGAGATGAAAGTCATCTATGCCAATGGTGGCGGTAACACTTCGTCAGCATATAGCAGTGAGGTCCTCGATGTCGGTGAGGCAGGGAATCCTTGCTATTACCAGTTTGGCGGAGGCGGAAGCAATTCAAAGACCTTCTCTGTGCAAGGCTCTCAGGACGGATCATCCGGATGGACTACTATTCAATCCGCATCGAACAGTGCCAATAGAATTACCGGGATCTCCGGAAATAACAGCGAGTACAGATATTATCGCCTGCATGTCAACGCAGGGACTGCATCGGCATCCAATGGATACAGAGGTATGTTGGCATGCGTTGATGTGGAAAATCCGTCATAAGGAGGACATATGAAAATCACGAATATTTCGGCTTGTTTGAATAAGCCTCTTGTTCTGACGATCGGTCGACAGATGGAGGACAATTATCGGCAGTTTGTATTTGACTGCTCCGGATTCGATGTCGAGGTCGCATCCATCACCTTAGTCCATCAGCGGAAAGGCGATGCTGCACCGTATATCATCACATCTGTCGCAGGCTCTGACACGCTCACATGGACGGTCTCCAGTACCGATACGGCTTTCAGCGGATACGGTAAAGCAGAGCTTCGCATCGTGTTCGCTGACGGACTGGCAAAGAGTGCGGTCTATTCCACATGTGTTCTGAAGAGCATCACTGCCGACACGGTCATCCCTTCCGCACTGCAGTCATGGTATGACGCTATGATCGCTTATATCGATGAGCATTCCGTCTCACCGGAAGATATCGCTCAGGCGGTCGAAGACTACATCGAAGAACATCCCATTACCGCTCCTGTTGACTCGGTCAACGGACAGACAGGCAACGTTGTTCTGACAGCATCAGATGTCGGAGCATTGCCCGATTCAACGATGATTCCCACAAAAACAAGCGACTTACAGAACGATAGCGGATATATCACATCCGTTCCTGTCACATCGGTCAATAACAAGACTGGAGCGGTGGTTCTGAATGCTTCAGATGTTCACGCACTGCCCGATTCTACTGTTATCCCTACAGTGCCGACAAACGTATCAGCCTTTACCAACGATGCAGGCTATCTGACCAATGTACCGAGCCAGTACGTTACCGATACAGAACTGCAGACCGCCATAGCAGGCAAGGCAAACACCGCCGACCTTGCGGAAGTGGCAACATCGGGCGATTATGCCGACTTGAGCAACAAGCCTACCATCCCGACAGTACCGAGCAACGTGTCAGCGTTTGCCAATGATGCCAATTACATCACACTGCCTGTTTATAACGGAGGTGTTATCTGATGGCAACTACAGTAACATATAAGGGTCAGACACTGGCAACAGTCGAGAATCAGACCAAAACACTGCAGACCGCAGGAACATGGGTTGAGGATGATTTCACGCTGACGGATGTCACGCAGGGCGGTGGTCTTACGGTTGCCGACATAATCGAGCGAAACATCACAGGTGATGTTGTTTATGACGGCACTAACACACTCCCGGCATACTGTTTTAACTCGACTAAAATAACGTCTTTTACAGCAAGCAGAGCATCATTCGGTGGTGGATTTATCTTTACTGGTTGTGCGCAATTAACGTCTATTTCAATGCCTTTAAACTCTTCCACTAGTGAATCATTGCAGTGGATGATGGCGAACTGTCCAAACTTAACAACGGTAGAATTACCGAATTTAAGACATTTAGGAGAGTCGGCTTTTCAGAACGATACATCATTAGCAAATATCGCTTTACCGTCTATATTACGTGCACCCAATAGATGTTTTCAAAATTGTACTTCATTAGTTAGCGTAGACTTAGGCAACCCCGACAGAACAAACCAAAATACTTTTAACGGTTGTACTAGTTTAACTAATCTAATAATACGCAGGACATCATCTGTGTGTGCATTAACAAACATAAACGTATTTAACAACACACCTTTTGCAAGCGGTGGCACAGGTGGTACGGTATACGTACCGCAGGCACTAATCAGCAGTTATCAGACCGCTTCGAACTGGAGTACAATTCTCGGATATTCCACCAACAGCATTCAAACGATAGAAGGCAGTCAGTACGAAAACTACTACGCAGATGGGACGGTGATAGCATGATAAAGACCGAGAACATCACAATCAGCGGAAAGACCTTTATTCGCACCTATAGCGACCGTGGCATGATGATACACGGTGGTTCACCAGTCGCCGATTATGCCGAAGCACTCGACCCTGCCGAACTTGGCAGAGAGTACACCGAGACAACGCATATTATCGAAGTCATCACGGAAGACATCGAAGAACTGAAAGAAAAATATGCAGAAGTAGTAAGCGAGTACAACTCCGCAGAAGCCCGAGCCGAGAGACTAGACCGCATCAAAGCGAAAATAGAGCAGTTGAGGGATGAGGCTAGACTTGCGACTACCAAGGCGATATACAATGCGATCCTGCAACTGTTCGAGGAGGAATCAGCATGACAGCGGAGGAAAAGGAAGAGCGGTCGCCTTGGGCATCTCCTGCATGGTTTCCTCTGGGATCATATGATGTCGGTGATATAGTCCGATACGGCGAGGCTCTGTATGAGTGTATCGAGGCTCACTTCGGAGAGTCAAACCGGAATCCAGCGGACTGTCCAAAGTTATGGAAGAGGATTCGATAATGCCTCCTATCACAGGAGGCTTTTGTTTTTCCGACAGAAAAGAGATCATTCATGTCGGAAATCTGGGAAGGAAGTGATGTCAGATGACTGTAGACGAATTTGTGTCTGAGACTCTCGGACAATGGTATGACATGGATGGAGTGCCTGCTGGTAATCCATACCAATGCGCAGATTACTTCAAACTTGCATGCCAGAAACTGCTTGGATATCACTTCCCCTGTGGCGGTGATGGGTATGTCGATAACTGGTGGAACGAGGATACCCGGAAGGCTCACACGAAGGAATTCCGGTACATTACCGACTGGCGGAAGCTGAAAGATGGAGACTTCGTCATCTGGGGCAATGCCAGACGGTATCCGGAGACGATAAATCCCTTGAGTCACATAGCAATGTACTACAAGGGGAACATGGTCGGCACTAACCAGTTTGGGCATAAGGAAGTGACCAGTGTCCCGGTCGATAATTCCGTTTGGGAGAACATGATCGGTGCGTACAGATTCAGATCATGGGACGAGAAGAAAGAGGAGGAGAAAAAGATGGACAAGTATGTAATGAATGGCATCGATATATCGAATCATCAGGCATCTGCCGGATTCGACATCTCGAAGGTCTCCTTCGATTTCTGCATCATCAAGAGTACGGAAGGGATCGGATTCGTAGATCCTTTCTGCGACCAGTATGTCCAGTATTGCATCGCCCAGGATCTCCCTTGGGGATTCTATCACTTCGGTCGACCGGGCAATGATCCGGAGCGAGAGGCGGATTTCTGGGTTGAGCAGACGAGTAATTACTTCGGGCATGGACTTCCGGTCCTCGACATCGAGACCACAGATGGCAATGAGGATGTAGTGTCATGGTGCTATCGATTCCTTTCCAGAGTGATCGACCGAACCGGGATCAAACCGATGGTATACATGTCGGAGTCATTTGATTGGAAGTATGACTGGAGTGCAGTGGTGTCTCTGGATGTCGGTCTGTGGCTCGCTGCATACCGTTCCAGTACACCAGTTTATAACTACCAGTATCCGAGCATGTGGAAGAGTCCGGTGACACATCACTGGCAGTTTATCTGCATGTGGCAGTACACTTCGAACGGACATCTGGAAGGATACTCCGGAAGACTCGACATGGATGTCTTCTATGGAGACAGAGAGGTCTGGCAGAAGTATGTGACCGGAGGCAAGGAAGCACCGCCTGCTGGGCAGACACCGGAGGAGGCTCATTCTGAGACGATTCCGGACGATTTAGGGAAAGACGAGGAAGATATCGTGATAGACGAAAATGAAGCAGTATCTAGTCCGGAGAACGTTGTGGAGGACATTACGAAGATTGACTGGAAGAGGAAGCTGTCATCTCGTAAATTTTGGATGGCGATCATCAATCTGCTGACTGCTGTCTTCATTGCCTGCCGGATGGATCAGACAGAGATCACTCAGATCACTGCCATCATCATGGCATCCGGAGGACTGATCGCCTACATTCTTGCGGAGGGATGGATTGACGCATCGAGGGAGGCAAACCGAGATGACAGGGACTGATCTGCAGACGATCCTTCTGGCGATCTTCGGAAGCACAGGACTCTGGACGCTGATCAATTTCCTTGTCCAGAGACACTTTCAGATGAAGGACCAGAGGAATGGCGATCTGGCTCTGCTGAAGGAGGCAGAACTGGCATCGCTTCAGGACCGTCTCTTGTATCTCTGCGAGTCATACATCGAGAAGGACCAGATCGAGATCAATCAGCTCCAGAGCATCGATCGGCTCTATCGAGCATACAAGAAACTGGGAGGCAACTCCTTCATATCGGACATGTATGACGGTAAAGTGAAACATTTACCAGTCAAGAATTGAAGAATCACAAACCGGAGAGATTTAGGTCTCTCCGGTTTTTTTGTGTCTGAATGTGAAAGTTTGGTGAAAGTTTTGTGAAATTTTCTCGTCTAGGCATAGACACATATATATGTCTAGGCATATACTGATATTGCATCATCATAAAAAATCAAAAATCAAACAGGAGGAACAAGGAAATGACACAGGAAGAAAAGAAAATGATCGAAGAAAAGAATGAGATCGCAAAGGAATTGCAGGCGGTCAGGAAGCAGATCAGTGAGGCATGGTCCAGAAATGACATGGATGCGAAGAGAGAGCTGATCCAGAAAGAGAACGATCTGATGCACAAAGATTACCATCTCTCTCTGCTGATTGCGGAGCATCAGAGGAAGCAGTATCGCTGCATGGCAGAAAATGAGAGATTCTGATACATTGGAAAAGGAGGACACTACAATGGCAGACAGAAGAGAATACAAGAGAGAATTCGTGAAGAATTACAGATATGTCCGGACACACTTCCGAAAAGGAGTCGAATCTGACGAGGAACTGTACGCATACCTTGAGAGCAAGGAAAACGTATCCGAGTACATGAAGAAGCTCATCAAGGAAGAGATGGACCGCCAGAAGGCACTCGACAATATGCTCCAGAAAATCGGGTGTCATCCGCTGGAGGATCTGATCCAGAGCGAAGACTGGAAGGAATTCCGGAATTGCTACGATGTCGATGATGTCATCGAGAAACTGGACAAGCTCAACACTTCCAGAGAGACTCATTACTTCGACAGAGATGGCAATGATTGCCAGTATTACGATGGAGTCGAATTCCTCAAACATGTGGCAAGACCGGACAACGCAGGCATGGCGGAATGGTTCGGCTGGAACTACTGCGGACCGGATCTGAAGGCAATCGTCAAGATCACCGGATATGACTGGGATGATGAAGAGATGACCTTCACCGGGATGACGGAGGAGATCATCGGATACGATTACTAAGCACAAAAAAGCGTCCTATCTGGACGCTTTTATTATGACCGAGCAGAGGTCCGGACGGATGATGCAGACCGACATTGTTCGGGAATGGTACACATGGCAGGCTTGGCGATCCTTTTCTCGAACAGATTCATTGAAACTGAAGGAGACTGGCTCTCGGTCATCTCCTCCAAGATTCAGATGGAGAATGACAGTGCCATCATCATAGAGAAAGACCGCATTGAGGAAGGTCTCGAAGAGGCGATCCCGGAAGACTGCCGAGTCAACATCTCCGGTCCGGAGGCGGTCGAGCATCAGAAGGATGGACTCTCTGGTCAGCTTCGGTCTTTCAATATTCTTCCGGGCAATCGCTTGCTCGGTTTTCTTTTTGTCTTCTTCCAAGTCACTGATTGCCTTCTTCACAGAGTCATAATTGAGACCGTCTGCGAGTGCCTTCAGCAGATTGGCGATCTTCCTCTCGATGATTGCCAGAGAGGTCTTCAGACCGTCTAATTCCGGATCGGTGTCATCCTCCAGGATCTCCATGCATCGGTCCGCAATCGCCTCCAGAAGGCTCTGATCTGCAAGAATATCCATCAGATGTCTGGCAATCATTTTCTCCAGATCATCCTTCGGTTCTCGCTTCTTCTGGCAGATGTGCGCTCGTCTTCCGTTACATGTATACCAGTAGTATGTCTCTCCGGATGGATTCGTGGCAGAGTCTCCGACCATCGCAGAACCACAGTGACCGCAGAACAGTTTCGAGGTCAGAGCGAATCTGATTCCGTTCCGGTTCTTCGGATTGTGGAGACTCTTGACGAGCTTCTGCTGGACTCGGTCGAATTGCTCCTTTGAGACCAGTGCCGGGATCGCATCCTCATCACATATATCCATGAATCGATAGACTCCTTTGTATTTCTCGTTTGAGAGAATTCTGCGCAGTGATGACTTGTTGAAATTGCCTCCAGAGGCTGTTTTGAGACCGTCTGCGTTTAATCCTCGGAAGATCTGGAACATTGTCCGTCCGGAGTCAAATTCGTCAAATATACGCTTTATAATCCATCCTTTGTCCGGATCGATCTCGAAAGTACCGTCCGAGGCTTTCCGGTATCCGAGGACTCTCTTGCCGAGTGTCTGGTGTTTCAGGGCGGACTCATAATTGCCTCGCTTCACATTCTCGGAGAGATTGGCGGAATAGTATTCCGCATATCCTTCCATGATGCTCTCCAGAATGATTCCTTCTGCTCCTTCCGGAATGCTCTCTCTGGCATAGCAGAGGCGGACTCCATTCTTTCTGAGTCTTGCTTTGTATATGGCTGCATCGTACCGATTCCGAGCAAAGCGGTCCGTTTTCCAACAGATCACCGCCTCAAACTGATGCCGATCGGAGTCCTTGATCATCTGCTGGAATCCGGGTCTTCTGTCGGTCCTTCCGGTGAGAGCTTTGTCTTCATAGACCTTCACCACAGTCATGCCATTCCGTTCTGCGTACTCACTGCACTCTCGAATCTGTCCTTCGATGCTTTCCTCTCTCTGACCGGAAGAGGAGTATCTGGCATAGATGACCGCCTTCATTTGAGACTCTCCATGAGGTCAGCATAACTGACTCCGAGTGCGTCACAGATTGCAACGTACATCGTCATGGACATCTCGATCTGTCCCAATTCGTATCTGGTCAGTACCGATCTGGTGATACCGACTTGCTTCGATAATTCGTCTTGTGTGATGTGCTTTGCTTTCCGGACTCTCCGGATTGACATGCCGAGAGCGGTGTTGATTTCGTCTCTGTTCATACTCACATCCTCCACTGTCAGTATACTTGATTGTTCCTCATGTGAACAAGAACGATACGAATCATATTCAGATATGTTCTTGACACGAACAAATCTGAAGATTTATGATGGAATTCCAAGGAGGTGAAAAAATGAGCGAGATGAATCGGAAATTCACTCCTTCTGAAATCAGAAGGATGATGAATCTCTCCGTCTCTGAAATGTCGAAGAGACTCGGCATCAGTCACATGACACTCCAGAGACGAGAAAAGGGAGAATCAGAGTGGAAGGCTTCCGAGATCCAGATGATCTCTGAGATGTCCAACATTCCGATCGACCGGATTTCTTTTCTTATGCCTTCAGATGTTCGGTAAACGAACAAAGGCATTCGATCGCCTGTGTCTGGCGGTCATCGATTTAACAAAGGAGGAATTGAATGATGACGAAGAAAATCGATTTAACGAATGTGATTCTGCTGACGATGTTCGGATGGATGTGGATCAGAGTGCTGATCTGGTTCGTGGGGATCGACTTATGATCAATCCGTTTGTTGCAAATGGTTTCTCGGAAGTCTGGTGCGAAGACTGTGAGACGGTGATCTGCTCCGGATCGCTTCAGGTCAGGAGAATGGAGTCCGGAAGATTCGCATGGTGCTGTCCGCATTGCGGATCGGAGCATGTGTCTGTCTATCAGCCGATCAGCACTGACGAGGAGGAAGAGAATCGTGTTTGATCTGTTGTATCACTGCAAGAGATGCAGATTGACCTTCAAAGAGGACGAACTGATCACGCTCGAAAAACCGGAAGAGTATGTGATCGGTGACATGAATGTCATTGGTCATGTGAAAAGGAAATGCTGTCCGGAATGTGGGGAATACGATCGGCTGGAACTGGTCGATCCGGAGGAAATAGAGAATGAATCTGACACCAAATAGAATCACTGTCAGCGATGTACAGAAAGACATCCAGAGAGACAGAAACACATTCATCGGAGGATCTGACGCAGGGACGATCCTCGGAGTCAATCCATGGAAATCTGCCTATACCCTGTGGGCAGAAAAAACAGGGAGAAAGGAAGTGCCGGATCTCAGCGATCTGGAGCGTATCCGACTCGGAAACGATCTGGAGGAGTATGTGGCATCCAGATTCATGGAGGCAACAGGGAAAAAGGTACGGAGAGACAATTCAAGATACTTCCTTGCCGAATATCCGCAGATTGTCGGTCATATAGACAGACGATTTATCGGAGAAAAAGCAGGCTTGGAAATCAAGACTACAAGCCAGATCACAAAGACCGAATTCGAGAAAGGCGATATACCGATGACCTACTATTGCCAGTGTCTCCATTACATGGCAGTTACCGGATTCGATCACTGGTATCTGGCAATCCTATCCTTCCAGAGAGGCTTCTTCTGGTTTCGAATCGACCGGAACGAGGACGAGATCGATGCTCTGATCAATGCCGAGCTGGAATTCTGGGAGCATGTATCGAACAACACCATGCCTCCGATCGATGGATCAGACAGCACTGCCGACACCATCCAGAGTCTTTACCCGGATGCCAAGGTTGAAGCAACGGACATCGAGTCGATGAGAGAAACGATTGAAATGCTCGAATCCGTAAAGGACCAGATCAAGGCTCTGGAGGCACTCAAGAAGGAATATGAGTCTCTCATCAAGGACAGTCTGAAATTCGCTGAGAACGGTCTGATTCGAGGCTACAGAGTCACTTGGAAGAATGTCGACCGTGAATCGTTCGACTCGAAGAAATTCAAGGCGGATCATCCGGACATGTATCAGGAATATGTGAAACAGAGCAGATATCGGACTCTCCGAGTAGAGAAAAAAGAGGAAAAAGAAAATGACAGAAAATAGAACACCAAACCAGAGCGGAATGCTCACGAAAGTCACAAAGAAGACAGATGCCTCCAAGGCAATGACCGAGGCGAAGAAGCTTACCTTCTCGGCTCTGATCAATTCCGAAAGCACTCAGAAGGCGATCTTCAACACACTTCAGGACGCACAGAGAACGAAGACATTCACTTCCTCTCTGGTCTCCGCAGTGTCAACGAATCCGATGCTGAGAGACTGTGATGGCATCAGTATCATCTCGGCTGCATTACTCGGTGAGGCTCTCGAACTGAGTCCGTCTCCGCAGTTAGGTCATTACTATCTCGTCCCCTTCGATGACAACAAGTCCGGAACGAAGAAAGCGCAGTTTCAGATCGGATGGAAAGGATTCTGGCAATTGGCTATCAGGTCCGGTCAGTACAAGTACATGAATGCCACAGCGGTAAAAAAGGGAGAACTGGTCTCATACAATCCGGTCACTGAGGAGATGGTCATCAAACCGATCGATGATCCGGAGGAGAGAGAGAATGCGGAGACGATCGGATATTATGCCTATTTCGAACTGCTGAACGGATTCCGGAAGGAAATCTACTGGAGCAAGAAGAAGATGGAGAGTCATGCTCTCAAGTACTCCAAAGCATACAGAGCAAAGAAGGGATACTCCTTCTGGGAGAAGGACTTTGATGCGATGGCACTCAAGACCATGTATCGTCAGTTAATCGGAAAGTATGGAATCATGTCAATCCAGATGCAGAAGGCTTTCGTCAATGACATGTCAGTGCATGACTCGCTGGAAGCTGACGCATCTCCGGAGTACCCGGACGGAGTCGATCTCTCGACCGGAGAAGTGATCGATGCCGAGGTCATTGGGGAGGCAGAGTCATGAGATTCGATTTCACCAAAGGAGCAGCCCTCTCCTCGAAGTATAGGAGGAAGTAACATGCCATCACAGAACGATATGATTTTGGACCATCTGAAGTACATCGGAGGCATCACATCTCTGGAGGCTTACAACGAATACGGATGCACCAGATTATCCGCCAGGATCTCCGATCTTCGGGCAATGGGCATCGACATTGTGGCGGAGAGAGTGACGAAGAAGAACAGATTTGGCGAAAAGGTATCGGTCAACCAGTACCGACTGAAGGAGGCAAAGACAGATGAATAGGGTCACATTGATCGGAAGACTGACGAAAGAACCGGAAGTGATGAAAACACAGAGCGGTCTCTCGGTCATCAATTTCACTCTGGCAGTGAGGAAGAACCGGAAGACGGATGCCGGACCGGATGCAGACTTCATCCAGTGTCAGGCATGGAGGCAGTCTGCTGATTATCTCGGAGCATATGCTCACAAGGGATCACAAGTCGCTGTCGATGGCTCGATACAGACGAGATCCTACATGAAAGACGAGACAAGGGTATATGTCACGGAAGTAATTGCCGAGAGAGTCGAGATCCTCGCTCAGAAGCCGAAAGAAGCCGATTCTGAGGCGAATCCGGGAAGGATGGAGAATGAGTCATCCTATGGCAATTATGGCGGATATGAGGCTTATTCGACTCCAGAGATGCCAGATCCGGACAATCTTCCATTCTGAGGATGACTCAGCATGGAGGAAGGATTTGTAAAAATATACCGATCCTTGCTCAATTGGGAATGGTTTGATGATGCGAAGACTCTGCAAGTCTGGATATACATCCTTCTGCGAGTCCAGTATGAGGACACCAGATGGAGAGGCATCCAGATCAAGAGAGGACAGATGCTGGAAAGTCTGCCGACAATCGCCAAAAATACCGGAATGTCGGTGCAGTCAGTAAGGACTGCGATTCTTCACTTAAAATCAACATGCAATCTAACATGCAAATCAACACGCTACGGATTGCTGATAAGTGTGATTAAATGGGCAGATTTCCAAGGTCGGGCAGAGCCGATCAACACGCAAATCAACACAGAGATCAACAGGGAATCAACACGGAATCAACAACGTATAAAGAAAGTAAAGAAAGAAAAGAAGAAAGAAGAGAGAGTAAAGAGAGAAGATGACTCTTCCTCTTTCTCTCCTCCTTCACTCTCTGATGTTTCTGAATACGTTGAAAAGAATCATCTGAATGTTGATCCGGAGAGATTCTGGTTATACTACCAGACCAAAGCATGGAAAGGTGTCACAGACTGGTCTGCTGCATTGCTCCTCTGGAGCAAGCGAGAGAGACCGGAGAAGCACAAAAAGGATGTACTGCCTGCGTATATGGAGGGCAGAGAAGAAGAATACTAGGAGGATAAGAGAAATGACTAGAAGCATACTGCGAAAGACATACACCGGAATGACCGGAGAGATAAACGGAGTGAGGATCACACTGGATGGACCGAATGTCCGTATCAAGATCAGTGATCCGTCAGGAGAGGCATATCTGACCGTCAATGAATTCGTCAGACTGATCAGACACTTTCACAAGACCTGTGACGAGATGGTCACGGATGAGACCGGATGGTATGAGGATACCAAGGCTCTGAAGATACCGAAGACTCCTCTGTTTGCTGAAGGAGTGCAGAAGGCGAGAGAGAGGATCAGAGAAGAGGAGAGAGTTCCGAAGTACTTCCGGGACAAGCATCCGAATGCGGATGAGCTTGATGCGATCCTCACAGAACTGGAGGAAGGCGGAGATGCCTTCATTCTCTGATGAGTACATTCGCCTCTTCATCATGGAGGCGATTGAAAATAAACAGGCAGTGAGGACACTGGACGGAGACACGAACGACGCACAGTCGCTGATGGACAAGGTCAAGACTTACCGGACATATGTCGATAACTCCAGAGTCAAGAAGAAGATCGTTGATCCGACATGGAGGATCAGCAAGAGAAAGTATGGAAGCACTCACTACAAGGTATATCTGTTTACACCAGACAGCACTGACATGCCTCCGATGGTCCATCCTCCGAAGAAAGAACCGAAGGAAGAGGAGAAGCGTCCTCAGATCATTCATGACTGGGTGATCGATAATCTGACATCGCAATCAATGAATCACATCTCTGTGCTGCCGAAAGAAGACTTCGACAAGACCGGATCGAAATATGCATGTGAGCAAGTACTCATCCATCTGGTCCAGATGAGGATGCAGAGAACCGATGTCAGAGTGATCGTCACCAGAGTCAAGGGAGGAAAGAAAGCGCAGTACAATGCCAGACTGATCTTCCTTGAGGAGGACCATCGATGAAATTCATTGATCTCTTTGCCGGGATCGGAGGATTCCGGAAGGGACTGGAGTCTGCTGGGCACACATGTGTCGGCTTCTGCGAGAAAGACGAATATGCTCAGGCATCATACAGATCAATGCATCTGCTCACAGAGAGAGAGAGAGAATCTGCGACACATGCCGATGAGAAGAAGACGAAAAGAGATACTAAAGGAGGAATACACACATGGCGAATGGTGCGGATGGGATATCAAGACAGTTGACGCTCGGAGACTTCCTCAGTCCGATATCTGGACAGTCGGATCTCCCTGCCAAGACTTCAGCAAGGCAGGGCTTAGAGCTGGACTCAGAGGAGATCAGAGCGTACTCATTAGACGAGTATTTGACCTACTCCGGGAAACCGATCCGGAACATCGTCCCGGATGGCTTATCTTTGAAAACGTTAGAGGCATGCTGTCAGCAAATGAAGGAAGAGACTTTCTTGAGATCCTCATGGCACTGGACAGATATGGGTATGACATCGAATGGCAGAATATTAACTCTCGATTCTTCGGAGTGCCTCAGAACCGGGAAAGGATATACACTGTGGGACATCTTAGAAGCTCCGGAGGAAGTCGATCGAGAGTATTTCCTATCAGCGGAGCAGATGTCCCGACTGGTGTTCCTATAATCAGGATGGCTCATGCTAATCGCTTCCGCAGATACAATCAGACTTATGATCCATCCGGATCGGTCGAGGCACTCGATACCGGAAGCGGAGGCGGACACAATCCTTATATCGGTATCGAGATTGCTGCAAGACTTGATCCGACCAGACACAGCCAGATGGATGTACACAGTCCGGATGGAATCGCTTCGACCGTGGACACACTTCACGAAAAGAAGAAGGTCATGATCACAGATGTACCGGAAGGAGTCGACACAGTGATCAATCCGAAGACCGGGAAGCGTATCGCAATCCGGAAGCTGACTCCGAGAGAATGCTTCCGTCTGCAGGGATGGAGTGATGAGTATTTCGACAGAGCAAGACTGGTCAATTCAGACACTCAGCTCTACAAGCAGGCAGGCAATGGAGTCACGGTCACTGTTGTGGAAGCAATCGGAAGGAGGCTCTCAGAATGTACAGAGTCAGACCAGTAGGCTTCCAGAGATCGAATCGGAATCAGAAGGTCTCCAGATCGGAGATCTTCCGACTCCGGTACAAGGAAGGAAAGAAGTACCGAGAGATCGCTGAGATCCTCGGATGCAGTGATTCATACGCATGGAAGGTCATTGCAAAGAACGAAGGGAGGATCTGGTGACAACCAGGAGGAGAAGAAAATGAGAAGCAAATACGAAGCTACAGTATACATAACCGGAGAAATCAAAAAGACATATTACTTTGACATTATGGAAACATTGCCGAACGGCACTGTAGTACTTAAGGTGAACAGAGACATCTGCAAGACTGCGGAAGTTGCAAGATGGAACATGGCGAATATTAAAGGATTCGAGTGTTATCCGGAGTACTCCGAAGACGGTGGTACTGGATGGATGAGATTCAGCGAAGAAGAAAGACCGAGCGAAAGCGGTTGGATATATCTGACTATGGTGAATAATATAGACACCGAAAGGCAGATTATCGAAAAGAGATATGTAAAGGTAGCTTACTACCACGAAGTCCTAGGTGCTTACACGCTTGGTAAAGCAATAGATGACACTCCAAATGTTTTATGGTGGGACTTGGATATGGGCACTCTTTCCCAATACTGGGTATGGTATCCTGTGCCATCTCCGGTAGGGAGTATCGTAATATGAGAAGCAAGTACGAACTGAAGCAGATCATCTATGTGCCTTATGAGATTTACGGCATCAGCGAGATTCTCAGCGGAGATCAGGGCAAGCTGATCTACCAGACGAGAGCGGTCAATGACAAGGGCATCACGCTCACACTGACTGAGGAAGAGATAGAGAAGTATATGGAGGAGAAGAGCAATGAAACATTATGAGGTATATATGCCGGATGGATACATAATCGATGTCTACGCAGGCGGATATGTACGCATGGATAAACCAGAGAGAATACTGTTCATAGACAACGGATTGACTGTTGCGGAATTCTTTGCAGACAAGATCATCGGCTGGAAGGAGAAGAAAGATGGTCAGACTAATTGATGCGGATGCGCTCAATTATGTTAGGGTGCGAATAGCGCACGATGACGGAACGATAGGCGGTTATAACGCAGTAGTACCATCATCGGAAATTAAAAACGCGCCTACCGTGGATGCAGTGCCTGTGGTCATGTGCAAGGACTGCATATATTGGAAAGAATACTGCCGAGTTGTTGACGGAGTCACTTCTAATCATGTTTGCTCACGTAAGCGTGAAATTGACGGATTAATGCACAGAGCAAAAGCAGATGACTTCTGTTCATGGGCAGAGAGGAAAGAAGAATGAGCCTTGAAGATATTACAAATCCGCTTCAATACATTGAATGCGTTATTGCATTCGATGCCCGTGACTGGTCTAAGGATAATCGTCTTGCTACGATATACGCAATCGTGTTTGGATGGGGTGATGACGAAGATAATGAAACTTTTGACTGTTGGTCTGAAGTGAAAGAAAAATTCGGATGGAGCGATGCAAACGTAGAACGGATTAAAAAGTTCCATGAAGAGTGGAAAAGACTGAGGAAAGAAGAATGACAAGGTTTAACATTGGTGACATAATTGTCAATCCGTGGGTTTCGGTTGAGTTCAACGGCTATATAAATCCGATGTATGCGACCGTATATATTGGGAATGACACAAGCATTGATTACAGAGGAGATAGACATAAATGGTCACCGCCGAAAGGAAGATGGAAAGACAAAGAAAAGTGGAAAGTGATTGGTCATTATGACATCTTCGGGCAATTACAGGAAGCAATAATCAATGCTGTGTTAGATGACGAAAAATCTTTGAATGAATACTATGAGAAGGTGAAGGATAATGACTATACTGATTGATGCGGATGCTTATTTGAAAAAAGTGTGCACATACAATGAAACAGGATGTGGCAGTTGTAGATTGCAAACTAAATGCCCTGTTGATGAACCCACAGTGGATGCAGTGCCTCTCGTCAGATGCAAGGATTGTTTGTATCTCAGTCGCTTGGAAGATTCGGGATATTATTCATGCTGTCGGACAGAAGATGATGAGATTGAATTGACTGACTTCTGCAGCAAGGCGAGGAGAAGAGAACATAATGGATGAGATCGTAACCGGAAGAGAGTACATCGTGAAGGTCACTGATGATGGCGAATGCGTCACTGTCGGTGAACTGGTCAGATGCAAAGACTGCAGATTCTCAAAGCCGAGTGACCTTCTGCCGGATCGGTTCTGCATCTGTAAACTGGAGGACATCACGAAAGCACAGGAAGACTACTGCGAGAGCGGAGAGCGGAGGAAGAATACTCCGAGGAGGTGGCGATGAGAAAGAACAAGATCAGTGTGGTGGTGAAGAGAGTCGGCATGCCTCCAGAGAGAGTCATGGTCGACAACACCACAGATGGAATCCAGAATCTGATCGGAGGATATATGGAAGGACATGTCCTCAGAGACGATCTGATGCTTCTGTGTGATGAGGAAGGAACGATCTTCGGCAAGGAGTACAATATCACAGTCAACGGTATCGACTATGTCGGAACGGTGGTCTTTGTCGGTCTCGGTGAAGAGGACTTCATCGATGCTCCGGAGGATGTAGAATGGCTCTGGAGGAGCTGATCAGATCGGAGAGAGCGAAGCATGCTGATGCGATGCTGTTCTCATTCCGAAGTAACACCGAGGCACTGCTCCAGACATGGGAGAGGCTTGTGGAGATCGAGAGCAAACTGTCCGGACAGGTCTCTTCTCCTCAGATCAAGTCC